GGCTTCTCGCCGTCGGTGGTCTATGGGCTCCCGGACGGCCGCATGATGCAGCAGATGTTGCTTTCCATGCTGGAGGCCTCGGAGATGGCGACGCGGCCGCCGCTGATCGCGGTGGGCGAAGCGATCAACGGCGCGGTGAACCTCTATGCCGCCGGCATTACGCAGGCGGATGCCGACTATGACGAGCGCACGGGGCAGGTGCTGCGCGCGCTCGATCTCGATTTCTCCGGGATCAAGTTCGGCGCCGAGCAGCTCGAACGCATCGAAAAGGCGCTTTCCGACGCATTCTTCCTCTCCAAGATCCGTTTTCCGACGATCACCAAGGAGATGACCGCCTACGAGGCCTCGAAGCTCTGGGACGACTTCATCCGCGAGTCGCTGCCGCTGTTCGAGCCGGTCGAGGTCGAATACAACGCGCATCTGTGCGACGGCACCTTCGAGGATCTTCTGCATCTCGGGGTGTTCGGCGCGCCGCAGGACATTCCGCAGGTGCTGCGGAACCGCGAGATCTCTTGGCAGTTCGACACGCCGATCACGGTCGCGGCCGAAAAGGCGCTCACCGGCGCCTATCAGATCATGCTGCAGACTGTCACGGCCGGCATGCAGGTCGATCCATCGATCCGCTTCAATTTCGACTTCGACCGCGCCGCGCGCGAGGCCGTCGACGGCGGCGGCGCGCCGGCGAAATGGACGCTGCCTTTCGAGCAGGTCGCGGCGCTCAAGAAACAGGAAGCGATGCGCCAGCAGGCGGCCGCGGCCGCCCAGGACGTGGCGCACGGGGCCGATGCGGCGACGCGGGTTGCGACCGCGGCGAAGAGCTCGGGTGAGGCAGCGAAGGCGCTGCAAGACGCCGGGATCATGCAATGAAGCCGAAGCGCCCGGCGCCGAAAAAACCGCGCTGGCCGGGCGATCCGGTCGAGCTCGAGCCTGTCGAGCTCGCGGCGCTCAAGGGCATGGCCGCGCAGCATCCGCTCGCGCTCAACGTGATCCTGAACAAGATCTGCCGCGTAGATGCGGTCGAGTTTACCCGCGGCGGCGAGGACGGCCGCCGCATGACCGACTTCGCGCAGGGAGCGCGCTGGGTGGGTGTGACGCTCCGCGACGCGATCGCGCTCAAGCTTGCGGTCAACCCGCGCGGGCCGGAGCCCGCGATGCCGGGTGACGAGACGACGAAATCGGCCTAATAATTCAAAGAGGTATCCGATGTTGTTGAACCGCCTTCTGATGGGCGCGAGCCCGTTCGCATTGCTTTCGCCTGAAGGCACCGGCGGAGGCGGCGGGGCTGATCCTGGCGCTGGCGGTGGCGCACCGGGCGGTACGCCAGGTGGCGCGCCGGGTGGCGGCTCTGCGAGGGATCCGGCCGCAGGCGGCGGTGATCCCAAGGCCGCGCCGGGCACGATCGCGGGCGGCACTACCGATCCCGCCGGCGGTGGCGCGCCCGCGCCAAAGCCCGGCTTTCCGGAGAACTGGCGCGAGCTCCTGGCCGGCGAGGACAAGGACGCGATCAGGGATCTCGCGAAATACACCGATCCGAACAATGTCTATAAGTCGCTGCGCGAGCTGCAGGCGAAGATCTCGAAGGGCGAGCTGAAGGCGCCGCCGAAGCCGCTGCCGGCGAACGCGACGGAAGAGCAGAAGGCCGCCTGGCGCAAGGAAAACGGTCTGCCGGAATCGGCCGAGGCCTATGTGAAAGATCTCGCACTTCCGGACGGCGTCGTCGTCGGCGAGGCCGACAAGCCGCTCCTGCAGGAATTCGCGAAGGCGATGTTCGAAGGCGGCGCGACGCAGGCCGAGATGAACCGCGCCGTCGGCTGGTTCTACCAGATGCAGGAGCAGATGGAGGCGAGCCGCGCCGACGCTGACTCCGACTTTCACGCCGCGAGTGAAGCCATGCTCCGCGACGAGTGGAAGCAGGACTTCAAGCCGAACATGAATGCGTTCGGCGCCTTCCGCGCCAAGATCCCCGAAGACGTGCAGGCGCTCATATTCTCCTCGCGCACGGTCGACGGCCAGATGCTCGGCGATCATCCGGCCTTCCTCAAGCTTGGCGCGCTCATCGGCCGCGAGCTCAATCCGGCCGCGACGGTCGTCACCACCGGTCCCGGCGACATCAAGACGATCGAGAGCGAGATCGCCGCGATCGAGAAGTCGATATATGACGAGCGCGGCAATCCGAACCCGGATTACTGGAAGGGCGATGCCGGCGCACGGGCACAAGCGCGCTATCGCGAGCTGATCGACGCGCGCGACAAGCTCACGCAGAAAGGCCGGGCGGCCTGACGCGGTGCAGATCCGCCGCGCCTATCCGCCGATGATCGAGATGATCGACGCGGCGTTTTCGGTGCGCGGCAAGCCCATCCTCTATGCCTGGGGCCACACGATCTATAACCCGCTGGGCGTCGAGGTCGGCCCGGAGCTCGTCGCGCACGAGCACGTGCACGCGATGCGCCAGGGCACCGATATCGAGGGCTGGTGGCGGCGCTACATCACTGAGCCTGCCTTTCGCCTCGAGGAAGAAATCCCGGCGCATGTCGCCGAGTTCAAAGAGCTTTGCGTCATCCATGCGCCGAAATGGCAGGGCTCGCGCCGCGGCCTGCGGCGCATGCTCGCAGGCCACGTCGCAAGCAAGCTTTCGGCGCCGCTCTATGGCGGCCTGATCAGCTTCGAGCAGGCCCGGCGCACGATCCTCGCGGAAGCGCCGGCAATCTAGTTTTTCGCGCGCGCCGGGAATGGCTGCGCCGTTCAAGAAATTCTCGATCGGGGCTCCGGACAACCGCTCAAGCGGCCCGCGTCGCGATCGCGTCTCACCCGCCCACTTGATTAGGCCCGAGAGAGCGCCTGCAGCCCGCCGCCGATTTTCGGCTTGATCGTGCCCGCATGGTTCGCCGCTTCGCGGCGCATGCGGGTGTGCGGAGAACTGCGCCAGTCGTGATCCCGGACAACCCAACAGGAGGCTCGTCGATGCTCAAAGGAGCCATCACGTGTCCGACACTGCTTTTCAGGTCCAGTATCGCAAGGAAGCGATCATGGGCTTCGAGCAGGGGGTCTCGCTTCTCCGCCACTCGGTAACCACCGAAGCCACCTACAAAGGAAACCAGGCGACGTTCCTGGTCGCCGATTCCGGCGGAGCCACCCCCAACACGCGCGGCGTCAACGGCCTCATTCCGGCCCGCGCGGACAACCTCAATCAGTACACTGCGACGCTGGTCGAATGGCACGACCTCGTCCGCAGGACCTCGTTCAACATCTTCGCGTCGCAGGGCGACGGCCGCCGCATCATGCAGGAGACCACGCGCAAGGTGATGAACCGGAAGGTCGACCAGGACATCCTGGCCGAGCTTCAGAACGGCACACTCACCACGGGCGGAGCGGTCACCGCCTCGCTCGCCCTCGTCGTCAAGGCCAAGACCATCCTCGGCAACAACGCCGTCGATGTCGACGAAGAGGACAATATGTTCGCCGTGGTGAGCTACGCCTTCGACGCTTACCTCATGCAGATCCCGGAGTACACCAAGGCCTCGTACGTCGAGATCAAGCCGTTCAACATGCCGGCCAAGCGCTACCGGCGCTGGGCGGGCATCAACTGGATCGTGCACCCGAACATCGTCGGGAAGGGCACGAGCCTCGAGTACTGCTTCATGTATCACCGGAGCGCCATCGGCCACGCTTGCCAGACGAGCGAGATCGATGCCCGCGCCGGCTATCACGAGGAGCAGGATTACTCGTGGGCCCGCACGACCGCGTTCATGGGATCGAAGCTGCTGCAGAACTCCGGCATCGTTGTGATGAAACACGACGGTTCGGCGTATGTGGCGAGCTAAGGCCCGGAGCGAGAGGAGTACGCGCACATGGGATACGACAACACCAAGCTCCGCCTTGTGGCGGGCGATCTGAAGAGCGGCGTCGCGAAGCTGTGTTTCTACACCACGGCGGCCGACGCCGACGCAACGATCGTCGGCGCCGGGTATTTTTCGGACGGTGTCAAATTCGGCATGGCGGTCGGCGATCTCGTCGACGTCGTGGCGACCACCGGTCCGAAGTACAAGCGCTATCAGGTGGCGAGCGTGAGCGGAAACGCGGCAACCGTCGCGGCGCCGACCGCGATCACCTGATTGTAGTCCGCATGGTCCGCCGCTGATCGCGGCGCATGCGGACACGATCTTCGCGCCTCTTCGAACCAACCCCGCGGCCGGGCATTGCCATTGCCCGGCCGTTTCTTTGTGAAGCCAACCGTAGAAGAGGTGAACCATGTCAAAACGCGCGACGGCCGCGGCCGCGGGAAGCGAGCTTAAGGCGGCCACAGCGAAAGTTCTCGGCGAGGATCCGGCGTCGAAGGCTCCCGAGACCGAGAAAGCCCAGCCGCGGACCGAGACGAAACCCGCGCCGGCCCACCCCGGCCCAAGCGCACCGGCACCGATCGCCGCGCTGCTGGCGAGCTCCTTCAAGACGCGCGAATCCGGCGTCTATTTCAACACGCATGAGGCGGTGCCGGAATCCGGCACGCCGATCGAGCATATCCTGCGCCGGGATTTCTGGGCGCATGTGGCGCAGCGCATGCGGCTCGGCGACACCGTGCTCGTGCTGCCGCGCGACGGCGCCTTCTACGCCGAGCTCGCGGTGTGGGACGCCGGCCTGAACTGGGCCGACGTCTCCTTGAAATTCGCGCCGGTGATGCGCCCGAAATTCGAGCCCGTGCCCGGCGTCGATAACCAGTTCGAGATCGGTCGCGATCCGATTAACGGCATCTTCGTGCGCCACAGGGTTACAGGGCAGATCGTGAAGACCAATTTCCCGAACCACCAGGACGCGCTGAACTGGAGCATCCAGCACCAGAAGGCGCTGCGCGCATGAGCGGACCTGCCGCCCTCCCAAGCCTGAAGGTCAACGACCAGGTCTGCCAGGCGCTCGCCAAGGTGATTGCCGACGCGAAGCGCGGCAATGTCGAATGTGTCGGCGTGGTTGCGGTTTCGCCGAGCGGGCAGCCAATGGCGTTCTTCGCGGGCGAAGCGGACCTCACGCCCTCGGTCAATCTCGGCCTCGACATGCTGAAGGCGACGATCATGGCGCAGATCCTCGGCGGCCAGTCGAAGATCCTGCGGCCCGACCAGGTCAAGGGGCAGTAGCGCCATGCCGCTCCAGTCCGGCTCCGGCCGCAAGGTCGTCTCCACCAACATCCGCGAGATGCTGAACTCCTTCAAGCGCACGGGCCGGATCGGAAATTCGCGCCCGGGCTCGATGAAGAAGGCGCGCGCCCAGGCGGCGGCCGCGGCCTATCGCATGGCGCGCCGCACGCACGCGGGGAAATCATGAGCGAGCAGCCGGGCGAATCGGCCGATCTGCGCGAGCGGGTCGCACGGGTGCTCGCGATAGAGCTCACCGGGCTTCCGCCCGATACCACCGTGCTTCCGTATCGTCCGGGGCACATCGCGGACGGGATCGCCGCGCATGTCGTGGATGCGCGCGACCTCGTGCCGGTCTGGACGATGTTTCTCGACGCCGCCGACGCCTCGATCGCCATCATCCGTATGCACTAGCGAGGCCCCATGGCTGACAAGCTCTCGCTCTACAATCTCGCGCTCGGGCACCTGCAGGAGCGCCGGCTCAAGAGCCTGGCGGAAGAGCGCGAGCCGCGCCGCGTGCTCGACGATTACTGGGATCAGGTCGCCGCCTATTGCCTGGAGCGCAAGTTCTGGAACTTCATCTACCGCACGGTTGCGATCGACGCTTCGTCGACGGTGGTGCCGGCCTTCGGTTATCTCTACGCCTTCACCATCCCGATCGACTGGATCCGAACCCGCAAGATCTCCGGCGTCGAAACGCTCGATCCGCCGCTCCTGCAATATGTCGAGGAAGCCGGTTACTGGTACGCGAACATCACGCCGATCTATGTGCAGTACAATTCGCGCGACCCGCTCTATGGGCTTAACCTCGGCGCCTGGCCCGCGTCGTTCACCGACTACGTCGCGCTCCGCCTCGCCTCGCAGAGCTGCAAGCGCATTACCGGCAAGAAGGATCTTCTGGAAGGGCCCGACGGTCTCCTCACCCAGGAGAAGAAGGCCTATATGGTCGCCTCCGCGAATTGCGCGATGAACGAGGCGATCGGCTTCAGGCCGCAGGGCAGCTGGACGCGCGCACGCCGCGGTTTCACGCCGATGCTGCCCGGACCCGGCGGCGACACGCCTGCGGGAGGATCGCTGATCCCGTAAGATGGCGCGCGTCAATCCTTCGCTCCTCGCCTTTAACCGCGGTGAGGTGTCGAAGATCGCGCTCGCCCGCGTCGATCTCGCGCGGCTGCAGTTAGCTGCCGAATGCCAGCTGAACTGGGAGCCGTTCGTCATCGGCACCATGATGCTGCGCCGCGGGCTCGCATTCGTCGGCGAGACGCTGAACGACCAGGCCGGCAAACTCATCCCCTTTGTGTTTTCTCCGCAGGACACGGCGTTCCTCGAAGTGACGCCGGGCAAACTCAGAATCCGGGTGAACGAGCAGCTCGTGACCAGGCCTGCGGTTTCGACCGCAATTTCCGATCCTGCTTTCAACGGCGGCGGATCATGGGACGTAAGCGACACCACGGCCGGCGCGAGCGTAACGATCGGCGGCGGGCTCTGCCGCATGGTGTGCACGCCGGTCGGCGGTATCGCGCGGGTGAAGCAAACGATCACGGTAGCGCCGGCGGACCGCGGCATCGAGCACGGCATCCGGGTGGCGGTGTCGAACGGACCCGTGACGTTGCGCGCTGGCACCTCCGACGGGCTTTCCGATCTGATCCCACAGACCGTGCTGGATACCGGCACGCATTGCCTGACCTGCACCCCGTCGTCGAACATTTACCTGCAAATCGAATCCACCGACGCGTGGGAAAAGGACCTTACCTCGGTTTCGATCGACGCGGCCGGCGAGCTGCAGGTGCCGGCGCCCTGGCGCGCGGGCGATCTGATGAACATCCGGCCGACGCAGTCCGGCGACATTATCTACACCGCGGCCTACGGGCTCGCGCAATACAAGATCGAGCGGCGCTCGACGAACGGGTGGTCGGTGGTGCTCTATCGCTCCTCGAACGGCCCTTTCCAGACCGCCCCCGGCTTAGATGCGAACTTCACGCCTGGCCACTATTACGGCAACACCACGCTCAGTTCCGACCGGCCGTATTTTCAGCCCGGCCACGTCGGCTGCCTGTTCCGGCTGTTCTCAAGCGGGCAATTCTACAAGACGGTGCTCGGCGCAAATAACGCGTTCTCGCCGGCGGTGCGCGTCACCGGCGTCGGCACCACCGCGCGGAACTACAACTGGACGATCTCCGGAACATTTAGTGGCAAGATCACGCTGCAGCGCTCGTTCGACGGACCGGATTCCGGCTTCTCGGACGTCGCGAATGTCACCGCGCCCGGCACGCTCGCCTCGAACACCGGCGGCACCGGCGGTACGCCGCCGCTCGACAACGCGATCTGCTGGGAGCGTGTCGGCTTCAAGGGCGGCGACTACACCTCCGGCACCGCCACGGTGATCTCGAGCTATGCCGGCGGTGGCGGCTTCGCGATCGTGCGCGTCACCGGCTACAACTCGCCGACTTCGGTCAATATCGAGATTCTCGTCCCGTTCTCGTCGCTCACCGCCACCACCGACTGGCTCGAGCAGGACTGGTCGGCGATCGCCGGCTATCCGACCGCGGTCGGCTTTTCCGAAGGCCGGCTCGACTGGACCGGCCGAGACAAGATGTGGTTCTCGGAATCGTCGAACTACACCGGCTACGCGGTGCAGAACAACCAGGGGAACAGCCTCGGCGACGCCGGTGCGATCATCGAGACGTTCGGCGAGGGGCCGGTCGACCGGGTGAACTGGGTACTGCCGCTCACGCGCGTCCTGTTCGGCCGCGAGGCCTCGATCGCCGCGGCGCGGTCCTCCTCCTTCGACGAGCCGCTCACGCCGACGAATTTCTCGGTGAAGGACTGCTCGACGCAAGGCGCCGCGCGGCTTCCCGCGCTCAAGATCGACAAGCGCGGGATTTACGTGCAGCAATCCGGCCGCCGCGTCTACGAGCTCTTCTTCAGCGCACAGGAGATGGATTACGGCACGCGCGATCTCACGCGCCTCAACATCGATGTGGGGCTCCCCGGCTTCAAGACGCTCGCGGCGGCGCGGCAGCCCGACACCGTCGGCTATTTCCCGCGGAACGACGGGCTCTGCGCCGCGCTCTTGTACGATCCGCAGGACGAGGTCGAGGCCTGGTACCGTTTCATGACGCTCGGCGCCTTCGAGGACGTCTGCGTGCTGCCGTCGGGCGACGGCGTCGAGGACAAGGTGTATTTTACCGTGCGGCGGACGGTGAACGGCGTCACGCGCCGCTTCATCGAGAAGCTCGCGCCGCGCGACAATTGCGCGGGCGGGCTGATCAACCAACAGCTCGACAGCCATATCGTCTACCAGGGGCCGCCGGTAAGCTCGATCACGCTTCCGCATCTTCCCAACACGGCGGTGATGATCTGGGCGGACGGCGCCTTCATCGGCACGGTCACCACCGACGCCGGCGGTGTGGCGGCGATGCCCGACGGGCTGCCGCATTCGAATATCGTCGCCGGCCTCGGCGGGGCGAAGGTCACCTATTCCGGAGCGGCGGTCTCGGAGCTCACCGGGCTCGGTGCCTATGAGGGGCTTTCCTGCGAAGTGTTCGCCGACCAGCAACCCTCTGCGCGCATGGTGCGGCTCGGCACGTTCACTGTCTCCGGCGGCAAGATCACGCTGCCGCCGAACCGCAAGGCCGCCAACATCGTCGCCTTCTTCGGCTTCATGGCGCCGTTCATGTCGGCGAAGCTCGCCTACGCAGCCCAAATGGGCTCGCCGCTGACGCAGAAGAAGAAGCTCGACCATGTCGGGCTCATCCTCGTTGACACGCACGCACAAGGGATTGCGCACGGCCAGCGCTTCGACACCATGGACGCGCTGCCGCTCGAGGAGGCCGGGGCCGATGTCCCGGACGGCACGGTGTGGAGCGAGTACGACGAACCGATGGTGGAGCTCGCCGGCGAATGGAACACCGACGCCCGGCTCTGCCTGCTCGCGCAGGCGCCGTATCCCGCCAAGGTCTCCGGCGTCGTCTTGTCGGTGCACACCAACGAAAAATAGCCGCTTGCAATGAGAGTTACGCTGCGGCCGGCGGTGGCGGCCGATCTCGCCTTTGTCGGCGCGCCGCTGCCGCTTCGCATCCGCGCGATCACCGCGACGATTCCCGGCGACCCGTCGTCGAGCGCGGTCCGTGACGGGCCGCCAAACGATCGAGTGATCGGGATCGGCGGCATCGGCTACGGACCAGACGGGACAGTGATCGCCTTCGCGCATCTTTCGACTGAAGCACGCAACTATCCGGCCGCGATCCACCGCGCCGGCTTGCGCGTGATGGACATGATCCGGCGATCAAAGATTAACCGCGTTGTGGCGGACGCCGATCTTTCCGCGAGTCCCGCCGCCGAGCGCTGGCTCGAGCGTCTCGGGTTCCGCGCGGTCACGCTGTGCGGGCGCAAGCTGTTCGTCTGGCAACGCAACTAAGAGGCCTTCGAACATGGCTGGACTAGCTGCATTTCCCGCATTCGCGATGGGCGCCCAGGCCGTCGGCGGCCTGGTCACCGCCGCCGGTACGCTCGCCGGCGGGTCCTATGCGGCGGCCGCCGGCAAGGCGCGGCAGCAGGAATTAAATCAGGAATCTTCGGAAGCGCTCGCCGCCGGCCAGCGCAGGATGCTGGACACGCGCGAGAAGACACAGCTCCTTGAATCGACGATCCGCGCCCGCGCGGGAGCCTCGGGCGTCGATCCTTCGACCGGCTCGCCGGCGACCACCGTCGGCGACGTTGCGCAGCGCGGCGAATACCACGCGCTGATGGACATGTTCAACGCGAAGAGCACGGCCGACCGGCTGCGCTACGAAGGAGAGCTCGCCGAAGACGAGGGACGGATGAAAAAGACGGCGTCGTACTATTCCGCCGCCGGCACGCTCGCGGGTACCGCGGGCTCGATGGCGCAGACCTACGGCTATTTCAACTACCCGACGACACGCGGCTATCCGGGCACCAGGTTCTGAGATGGCGAGACTTCCGAGCGCGCCCGATCTCGGCCCCGCGCCCAATGCGCAGGTGCAGCAAACCGATCTCTCGGCATTCAGCCGCGGCGCGCAGGCGCTCGCCGGCGGCGTCGAGAAGCTCGGCGAGGGGATCGCCAAGCTCGGCGCGGGCACAGGCGCCTATGCGCTCGACCAGAACCGGTGGGAATATTCGGCCGCGCATTCGGATTTTCTCACCCAGAAGATCGATCTCGACAACGCCACCACCAAGGACACAAACTACGGCGCCGACGATTCCGGCAAGACGCTGCCGCAGCGCTACTCGGCTTCGCTTTCCGACATCCAGAAGAACGCCGCCGCGAAGATTCAGGATCCGCGCATGCGCGAGCGGTTCCTCATGGACACCGCCGACGACGTGCGGCGGGGGGAGGCGGCGGCTTCCAATCACGCGCTCAAGCTCGAGAACGAAGCGAACTACGCCTATGTGCTCGACCGCGGCCAGTACAACATCGACCAGGCGGTGACCGCGACCGACGAGGCCGCCCGCCGGCGGATCATCGACAGCCACAACGCGCTGATCGACGGGCTGGTGGAGAAAGGCGCGATCAGCGCGGTCAGGGCCGTCGAGCTCAAGAAGCAGTGGGCGGTGCAATATGCCGAGGCCGATGTACGGGCGCGCATCGACCGCGGCGACTTCGCGGTGGTGGACGAGCTCAGGAATTCCCGCGGCACGACGCCCGAGCCGCAGCCGCGCAGCTTCGACGGCGCCTTTCCGCGCGCCGGCGACCGCGCGCAGGCGGTAGATGCGATCGAGCAGACCGCGCAGAACCTCGGGATCTCCCCGCGCGATCTCACCGCCGCGATCTCGTATGAAACCGGCGGCAAGTTCGACCCGAGCATCCGGGGCGGCAAGGGCAACAACTATCTCGGCCTGATCCAGTTCGGGCCCGAGGAGCGAGCAAAATACGGCGTCAAGCCGGGCATGTCGTTTCCCGAACAGATGCAGGCGGTGGAATCCTTTTTGCGCGACCGCGGGCTCAAACCCGGCATGGGGCTTCCCGAGATCTACTCGATCATCAATGCGGGCTCGCTGGACAAGCAGGGAAGGCCGCGCTGGGCGGCGTCGGACGGCAACGGCACCGTGCGCTCGCACGTCGCCGCGATCGAGCGCGAGCACTTCGCAAATGCCGATCGCTTCCTCGGCACCAGCGCGGGCGGCGAAAAACTCGCGCAGGCCGATACCGGCACCGCCAACGACGCCGGCGGCGCTCCCGCGCCTCGCAGCATCTATTCGCTCCTGCCGCCGGACCGGCGCGAGCATCTGATCGGCTATGCGGAGACCCAGCAGCGGCGCGCGCAGGTCGAGGACCTCACGAAATTCAAGGGCCAGATCGAGGATAGCCAGGCGGAATTCGAGCGAACCGGCGACGGCACCAAGATCCCGAAGGAGACATTCACGCAAAAGCTCGGTCCCGAGCTCGGCGAGCAGGCTTACCAGCAATACAGCGCGAACGTGCAGCTTTCGCTCGACAAGCAAAAGCTCTCCGGACTCAACCCGGCCGAACAGGACGAGCTGATCCGCAGCTATGCGCCGAAGGCGGGCGAGGGCTATGCCGATCAGGCGCGCCGGCAGGACATTCTCATCCAGGCGCGCCAGAAGCTGAACGATCAGCGGGACAAGGATCCTGCCGGCTTCGCGGTGGAACGGCTGCCGGCCTCCGGCGAGGCCTACCGCGGCTTTCTGCAGACGCTCTCGAATCCTGCGGCGAGCGACGACGACCGCCGCGCGGCCGCGCGCAAATATTCCGACGCAGTTTCGCTCGAGCAGAGCCGGATCGGCATCGCGAAGGAACACCAGCAGGTGGTGCCCTCGCAGTACGTCGAGAATTTCAACCAGACGGTGACGAATGCGGCAGCTTCCGAGGATCCGCAGAAGCGGATGGCGCTCGTCGGCATGATCCGGCGCGAGGCCGACATGTGGGGCGAGAATTGGCCTTCCGTGATGCGCCAGCTCGCGCCCACGGCGCAGCCGGTCGTGCGCGCGATCGCCGCCGGCGCGGATCCCGTCGCCATGACGAGGCTCTTGTCGCTCGGCAAGGACGAAAGCCCGGCGAAGCTCCTGAAGGAGCAGAACGAGACGAAGGCCGCCGATCTCGACAAGGCGATCAACCAGGAGATGGCGCCGTTCCTGCAGACGCTGGTCGGCCGGCAGCGCGACCGCGACTATACGGCCTATTTCAATCTCGCCCGCCAGCTCGGAGCGCTCTATGTACGCGACGGCAAGTCGGCAAGCGACGCGGCGTCCGCCGCCTTCGGCGATCTGATCGGCAAGCGCTACGATTTCCGCGATACCTGGCGGATCCCGAAGAGCACGGGCGTCGCGCCTGACGACGTGCAGGCCGGCACTGTTGCAGTGCGCCGCGAGCTGAAGGCGGCGGCCGGCCCCGACCGGCAGGCGAATGCGTTCGGCATCAGGCCCGCGGAGAACGACATGGGCCTGTCGGACAACGATGCCGACTCGTTCTCGAAAGTCGCGCGCGACGGCAAGTTTATCACAAGCCCGGATAATGCCGGCCTGAACCTCGTCTATGGCGACAAGTTCGTGCGCACGCAGGACGGCAAGCCTTTCTTCCTCTCCTGGTCGCAGCTCGCCAAGCTCGGCACCACGCCCGAGGAACGGGCGCGCGTCGTCGAGGAAGGGCGGCTGAACAGCGCGCAGACGCCATAGGGTGATCAGTGGCCGAATTCTTTTCGCAGCCCGACGACTTCGGCGAGCTCCGGGCGTCGGATCTGCACTCGTCCCTGGGTGACACGCTTTCCGCCCAGGCGGGCGAAGCGCTGTTCGGCACGACGCGGACGCTGTACCGCAACCTGCGCTACGCCGCCGCGCGCGGCACGGCGCCGGTCGTGCCGGAGATGGGGAATATCAGCGGCGAGGATCCGGCGGCGAGCGCGGAACCCGAACCCGACATTCCGATCGCCGATGCGAAAGCGCGCGTGAAGCAGGCTGGCCTCGAAGGCACGTTCCAGCTCCCGGAGCAGGAGACCATCAAGGAGCCGGTGCTGGATCTGATGATGAGCCACGCGCAGGAGCGCCGCGACTACCAGGCGACCCTCGCGCGCGGGCCGCAGGGATTTATCCCCGACGCGCTCGGCTTCGTCACCTCGATCGGCGCCGGGCTGATCGATCCGCTCGGCGTTGCCGCCTTCACGATCCCCGTCGTGGGTGAAGCACGGCTCGGCATGATGATGAAGGCGGCCGGCGAGGGCGTGCTCGCGCGCGCCGGCGTGCGGGGCCTGGTCGGCGCCGGCCAGGGTGCCGTCGGCACCGCGGCGCTCGCGCCGAACGACTGGTGGCTGCATACGAACGACGGCATCGATTACACGATGTCCGACGTCCTGCATTCGGTCATTATGGGCGCCGGCATGGGTGCGGTGCTGCATGCCGGGTTCGGCGCGTTGCGCGACCGCGGCGATCGCCGTGCCGGCCGTCCGCTCGAGGGCTCGGTCGATGACCTGATCGCGCGCGGGCTGATGCAGGGCACCAAGATCCCG